GATCTTGTCCAGTGGCGGCATCACGTTCAATGGTGATACTGCGGCGGCAAACGCGCTCGACGATTACGAAGAAGGGACTTGGACGGGCGTGATGTGGCACGGCGGGCTGGCGTTTTCCATGACTGCCGATCAGGGCTACTACACGAAGATTGGTCGGCAGGTCACTTTGCTATGGCACGGGACAGTTAATAGCAGTGATGGGTGGGCGCATGGCTTAAGCTTTCAGGGGTTGCCGTTTACACCTGCGAACAACACAGGTCAGGAGACGATAGGGCAACTCGCCATACAAGCGTATTACCCTGCCACTGGGGCCGACTCTACCCATACCACTTACGACATGGACTTAGATATGCACATGGTTATATATCCTAATACTACTACCTGCTATCCCTCAATATGGCTCAAGGATGGTAATGTTAGAAGAGGCATGGATTGCGGGGATCTTTACCCCTCGCCGAACATAATGCACCTGACCGCAACTTACTTTGTTTAATAGGAGAACATCAAATGGCTCTCGAAAAAACCATCACCGATGATCGCCTCGAAGTCGTTGGCGATTACAAATCTATTCAAGTACGCACCGCAACAATCGTCAGTGAGGATGGCGTTGAGTTATCGCGCACCTTTCATCGCCGTGTCATTCAACCCGATGATGATATCACTGCCGAGAGTGCGGAGATCCAAGGTATCGCCAATGCGACGTGGACGGATGAGATCAAAACGGCATGGGCCGAGCTTCAAGCCGCGCAAGCAGAGCAGCCTGCGTAAGTGACGCACTGCGAGATCGGGTTCGTGGTATTGCTGTTGATTATCGCGCTATGCGCCATCGGGGTTGTAATGCTGACAATGCTCGACCAACCAAGTGCAGCGGCGAAACGTGGATACAACAGACGCAACAAACGCAATCAACGAGTTCGGTGAGCAGAGCGGCCTCGCTCTTCTCGTCGCTGAATATGCGTGGTTATTTTGCGTCGCGTTTGCCCTAATACTTTTCAAATCCTCCATTGAAAATGGCGTGGCGGGGATGCAAGTTTTTTTCGGCGATGACTATAATAACGATGACGCGGTAGTTGTGGATGGAAGACCGGGGCGCATCGTGCGGGTGCATCTCACGAAAACAGTTTTTTATCTGTATACGCTGAGGAAAGGGGTTGTTACTGGCGGCACGAAATTGGCCGTTGCAAACACAGCGCTTAAGGATATGCGGATCGAAAAGCAGTTAGAAAAATTAGTCATTGACGATATTTGGCACGATGACGAGTCGGGCGGCAAGGACGATGAATAGATTACCACAAGACTCCAGCAAGATCGGTTCGTTTGCGGAGTGTCGTGCGGCGTACGACGAGTGCCGCAAGCGGCTGCATGATTGCAAAAAGATGCAGGGCGCAACGAATGAAGCTCTTGGCTATCGGGCGAGGGAGGTGCGGGAAACGAAGACCGAGGTAAAACATCTGCGTCGCAATATGGTGCGGATGACGAAAAAAGAACATGCGAACGAAAAACTAAAATCATGCGGCGCATGGTCAGGCGCGGCAATCGGATGCGTGACGTTGCTATGGACAGCGTTTGATCAATATGGATACCCCGGCCCAAAATGGTTATTTGAGAACGAGTTTGTTTATGGAGGCATCTGCTGGGCAGTGACGCTGATGTTTGGCTGGGCGGCAAAGGCATTTCATACAGCAGAAGGTTGAATATGGAGAATCTGTTCCACTAACCCTACCCCGAGGAGCGCCATAATGGATCTTGAAAAACGCAAAGCAGAGTTATTAGAAAAACGCGACGAGCATCTCACCATCATGTATAAAATTGAAGGCGCAATTGCGCTACTAAACGAGCAACTCAATCCACCCGAGGAGGGTAGTAATGAAACTCAAGCTGGGGATAGGCAAGACGGAGATATTGAAATTAGTTAAGGGCGCAGGGCTGGCTGGCGGGGGTGCCGTAGCAGCCACTGGCCTAAACGGGATGGGTCTATTGCCCGATAACCTACTCCAACCCCCGTACGGCCCGTACGTGGTCGCAATACTCGCCGTGGCGATCAACTTCGCACGGCAGATCATCAAAGACAACACCACACTCAACAGCCCATAAGACGACAGCAGAGACAGTCGCAGACACAGCAACGCGCCCAGAGCGGAACCAGAAGCTCTGAGCGCGTTACTTGTTTGTGTAGCTACCGCAGTGGAACGTCGAGCGTCACGAATCGTTCATAGTCGAGCTTGAGTGCGTCGGGACGCGACAGCGATTGCTCTGGGAAAATAAGCCTCTCGCCTTTGCGCACCGATCTCTTTTTTAGCCGCTTTGATGCGACAACGCCGCGCACATCGTAGACGCTCGCATCGCCCGTTTCCCAAACGAGGACGAAGCACCGCGCACCGTCGTCAGCGCCGACGACAAGGTCGTGGCCCCGCTCGAACGCACACACACGAATCCATCGGATCGGTTCGGGCATCAGCACGTCGAAGCGGTCGTCGTCACGCTGCACGATGTCAGTCGCTTCGCGTTGCCACATTCGAGCGACTGCACAGGCCGCCCTATATTGCTTGCTGTCGATGTCGTCATCCACGAGAACAGGAACAGGATGGGACAGGGAGTCTTGGGCGTTGCTCATAATTCCCCCGCAAATTCAAGTTGGGCCTGCGTGCTCTTCGTCGGCTCTGTGCGCACACGCACTTGCGTTGCTCGAACAAGTCGCAGGATCTCATTGATTGAGTTGACGCGACTTTGGAGGTGCTCGATTGTGGCGTCGAGTTCGTCGGCGCTCTGCGCATAATAAAAACCGCGATTGCCGCTGCCGATAGGTTCGCCCATCGTGCGCAGTTCGTGCGCTATTGCACGCACTGTCGCGTCGTCAATGCCGAGCGATGCTTGCAACTTGCTTGACGTGGTGGGGTTCGCGTGCGATGTGTTGTGCTTGAGCGTGTGCAAAAAGCTGGGCAAGACATGCAGCCATCGCTCGCGCTTGCGCATCGCGGGGTTGAGCCGTTCGCTCACAACTCGCCCCGCTCAAATTTCTCGCGCAAATATTGAGCGTCGCCCGTCCATCGGTGGCGCTTGATTGTAAAGTTTGAATGGTCAACAAAGTGCATTGTAAAAGTGTCCATGTCGTCGGAGTTTTCCAAAAGTGGTTGCATTGAAGCGCTCGTCGCCAACTCTGCAATCGACAACTTGTGCGCGCTCTTTTCTTCCGACCCGTCTGCGTGCGTGAAAGTTGACCTGTAGGTTATCACAGCGACACCCGTTTCAGCCAGCCGCGTATGTATTTTTCCTGTGACGGCTTGGCGCGACAGTACTCGATATAATGGTGCATCTGCATACCGTTCTGGAGTTTGAGTAAAAATTCGCGCCTGTCGTTTTTGAGATAAACGCCGAGCGCTCGCAGTGTGTTTGGCCCCATGCCCCCGTCTTCGACCAAGTCGCCGAACGAAGCCCCGTTGCGATTCAACAGGTTCAACGACTGCTGCAAAAACAACACAGCGCGATGCACGCCCATGTTGACGCCCGTGTCAAAGAGTTCGTCTGCGATTGCGTCGTCGCTGATTTCGTCGCCTAAGAAGCGATCCCAAAAGTGCGCTTTGTAAAACTCCTTGACCAATTCGCTCAACTCAGAGAGGCCGCGCAGTTCAAGCTCGAACTCCATCGCAGCAGACTTCTCGTCGTTGCGGTTTTTATGTCCTTCCTTGACTCTGTCGATGTAGTCCCACCCCTTCCAATTCGAGTGAAACCGTCGCGACACGCCACAATAGGTCTCGCCCCCTGCGTCGTCGGGGTCGTCAACATAACCGCCCTCGTTGCCCATCGTGTGAGCGTATGAATTTGCAAAGTCTGCCATGATGCTTGCTCCTGTTAAGGTGTGAGTAGTACGACGAAGTGCTCATGCCTCAATGTGCCTCCTCTGTGATTTCGACAATGATGCGTGGATTTTCCTTATCGACAGCAAAGAAGTCCACAAAACTGTTAATCTCTTTCCTGCCGTCGTTGCGCAGTATGTTCGCGTGCCTCGTGCAGCCTATTTTTGGACAGCACATGCACCTACTGCGCTTCTTTTTTGTTAGCGGCTTTTTGCAACTGCGACAAGTGCAGGGCTTGCGCCTGTTTTCTTCGCATGCCGCGCAGCGCTTGCAGCACTGCAACGCGTCGAGGAGGTACTTCTTTGCGGCGCTGATGTTGTCAGGGTCGCTCCGCTCGTCACGCGTCACCCACAGCACGCGCAAGCGCACAGGGTATTCTCGCACAGCTTCGACCTTGTCGCGCACCTCAGAGCAGACCAGAGCGTCTGCCGCTTCTTTCAACTGTGCAGCCTTCCAGATGCCTGTGCGTGCTGCGCTCTCTGCTTCGTTGCGCGTAGGCAAGATGCCGCGAATGACGAACTTTTGCACGCGCATCAGAAATTTAAATCGTCAAGCTCGTCAATAGCCGCAGCGTCTTGCACGGCAAGCCCGTCAGCGATTTCGTCGTCGTAGTCTTCGAGTGGCGCGTCGCCTTGCGGATTCTGAAAACACGCCGTCATATTATCCCATTCGAGGATCTGCGCGCCCGTTCCTCCAAATCGCGTCTTTGGAAATATCAACTCGGCGCGTCGCATAAATAGCGCGAGCTTGTCTGCGTCGAGTCGTGCGCGTTGCTGTCGCACAAGGCTTTCATAAAACGCGGGCCTGTGTATCAAGACGACGTTGTCAGCGTCTTGCTCAAGCCCCCCGCTGTCGCGCAAGTCTGACAACTGGGGTCGCTTGTCGTGACGAGTCTCCACTTGACGACTCAACTGCGAGAGCGCAACGACAGGCACGTCGAACGTGCGGGACAATGCTTTTAGGTTTTTTGAGATGTACCCCACTGCGTCGTTCGTTGTTCGCCCTTCGCCTGTCATTAGCTGGAGGTAGTCGAATATCCACAGCCCGATATTGTGCTCGCGTGACATGCGCTGCATGGCAGAGCGTGCTTGCGGTATTGTCAATCCCGGCGTGTCGTCAATGTAGATCGGCAACTCTTGCAACGACTGCGCAGCAGCATCAACGCGCTGCGCTTCGTCGTCTGACAATCGACCTCGACGCAGACGAGCGAGCGACACGCGCGACTGAGAGCACGCAAGGCATTGGCCGATTTGCCGCTTGCTCATTTCGACAGAAAAGATGCCGACGCCCGTCTTTTCGCGCCCAACGACGTTGACTGCAATTTGACGTGCGAGCGTAGATTTGCCAATCGACGGACGTGCTGCGATGATTGTCAACTCGCTTTTGCAAAACCCATTGAGGTAGCTGTTGATTGCCCAGAAATCGCAGTTCATACCCGCAACAGGGCGCTGCTGCTCGCGTGCTCGCTGCAACTCGTCGGTCACGTCAGACATCACGTCGCGCATTGACCCGAATTTGCGCTCGCGACCCCTGCTGCTCACTTCAAGCATTTTCCCGCCAACGTCTTCGCTTAATGCTGTGCCGGACTTAGTTGACGTATAAGCCGACTCAATCGCTGCACCTGCTCGCTCAATCACTTGACGCTTGAGCGACTCGTCAAGCACTTGCTTCGCGTGGTGCTCTGCGTTGCGACTCGTTGCGACTTCGCTCGTGATCTTCGCGAGGTAGACTGCACCGCCGCACTCTTCCAGTTCTTTTCTGTCTTTGAGATACTTGTTGACGGTGAGCAAGTCGACCTCGCCGTCGAACTCGAACACGTCGAGCACTGCTTGGTATATCTTTGCGTTGCCTTGGTCGTAAAAGTCAGACGCGTCGAGGATCGGCGCGACGACAGCGATTGCCCAGCTATCGTTGAGCATTGCGCCAATCACTGCTTGCTCAAGCTCGACGCTTTGCGGCGGCATGCGCTCTATAGAGTTGCCGATCGGAGGGGGATTATTTGACATCTGGGTCGCCTGCGCTTTCCCACAGCCCCGTCTTGTCTACTGTGACAATTTCTGCCTTGGGGTAGTCGCGCTCCGCGAGCGACTTGTCGTGATAGACGGGCAGAAATCCAATTGACTTCGCGTATACTTCAATCTGCTCGCCCTCGTTGTCTTTCATCACTGACCATTTATGCACAACCATCGGGATGTACAGCTTGCCCGATTCGGGTGCAGGAATATTCGGGTCACGCTTCTGCAATCCGAAGCTATGAAATGCTTTGTTTGCTTTGCTCATTTACGTGCTCGCTTTCTGCTCGTTGTAGAGGACTTTGAAGAGTTGCGCCATCAGTTCGAGGTCATAGTCGGCGTCGTGCAGCGCGTTGTCGTCAACGTCTATGTCGAAAGCGCGTGCGACTGTGTGCAGTTTGAAGTTGGGCAGAGTATGACGAACAGGGAGCAAGCGCGTCGCGGCAAGGTTCATCACGTCGAGCGGAGGGAACCAGAAAAACGACCCGAAATAATCTGCGCCGAGGCGCTCCCACCACGCACGAAGGAAGTCATAGTCAAACCGCGCATTGTATGCGACGATGTGGAACTTGTCGTGCTTGTCGAACTTGTCGCACAGACGCGATAGGACGCCCTCTAAGCGGTCCCGCACCTCGCGAGGCTCTGTATACTCATCAAGTTGCGCTCGCGTCACACGAGAGACTGCAAGGGCCTCTGTGTCGATGTCAGCGCCGTCGATAGGTCGACACGTTGCGACGAAGCGCTCATCGTATGCGTCAGCGCGAAAACGAAATGCGAGCGACCACAAACAATGCGCTGTTGGATCAAGCCCCGTCGTTTCTACGTCGAGCAA